TTCGGATTTCAAGTTTGATTATTTTGTCCGAACAACGGGGTACACTTCACCCTGGGGTCACGAAAATTTATCTGTCACCGCGTTCGTGATGAATCTTCTCGTGACAAGAACGACAAAGACTCATGAGGTTTGACTCATCGTTCGTCCCACCTTCCGAGAGAGGAACGATGTGATGAACTTCCTCAACCGGAACGTATCGTCCTTGACGGAGGCACATCTCACAAAGAGGATGCTTATGAACGTAACGATTGCGGATGCGAGTCCAGGCTCTGCCGTATCGTTTTCCGGTGGAGTAGCCACGGGTGAAGTGTTCGTACTGGCTTTCCGCCAGCTTCTTGTGTTCCTCGCAGTACTGCTCACCGTCCTCACAAGGATTCGGGCAGCCGGGAAAGCGGCAGGGCCGTTTCGGTTTCATTGGCATCGGTCTGCCTCCTTTCAAGGCATAAGAAAAGCCCCGGAGGGATTTTCCCTTCCGAGGCTCGTGTCCGCTGCGTGCGGGCTATCTTTATTCTTTTTGCTGAGTATATACTATCATGAAGTAAGAACCGGCGTCTTCGGACAAAGCCGGACATTTCCGGCGACTTTCAGATCGTGATTGGATTCTTCGGGAGAACCACATGCTGCAAGGCCTGTCCGTGCCAGCGACGGATGGTGCGCTCGTCTGCAGAAAGTTCCTCGCCAATCTGCTCCCATGTATAGTTGTGAAGGTACCGATACTTCAGGACCATTCGTTCATCCGTGTTTGGAACGGCTTCGATGACTTCCCAGACCTGTTTCTGAAGCTGAGAGAGAAGCTCAAGCTCGTCCGCCGTTTTCTTCTCCAGATCCCAGAGCCGCTCAAGCGTCCGCATGAAAGGCGCATCCATATTCCTTGTGGCCTGGACGCGTTCTCTGTCGTAACGAATGGCTGAGACGCTATTTGCCATCTCCCGGAGATTATTCACTTCGACGGTATCCAGCTTGATTCGCTGAGTGAGGCGGTAAGCCTGCCGTAAATATTCCTTTGCTGTCATGCCACTGCCTCCTTTCGCAGTCGTTCAATCAGGTACTCACCGTTCACGCTGGTGAGAGTGGAGTACCAGCCGGAGCGGAAGAACCGCTCGCATGCCATCGCGTCCTGCATGGCGTCTTTGTTCTTCGGGTTTTTCTTAAGGCGCTTCAAGGCCGCTCGGTAATCCTGAACAGCAGTAAGTACGATGGCGTTTGCTAATTTCTCATAGGGGTCCATCATTTCACCTCCAGCTGCGCCTTGACGGCGTTGATGAGTCCGTCCTGCGTCTTTTCCTTTTTCCGAAGAGCTACCATGACATTCTCGTCAATGGTGCCTTTCGTAATGATGTGATGAATTACGACGGTCGTGGTCTGACCCTGCCGCCAGAGCCGGGCGTTTGTCTGTTGATAAAGCTCAAGGCTCCAGGTAAGTCCGAACCAGATCAACGTTGAACCGCCTGACTGAAGATTCAGGCCGTGACCCGCTGAGGCTGGGTGAATGACTGCCACAGGGACCTTGCCCGCATTCCAGTCATTGATATCCTTTGTTGTTTTGATTTCACGGACATCGAATCGTTCTTTGATCCGGAGAAGATCGTGTTGATACCAATAGGCAACGAGGACCGGCTTTCCGTTCGCACCTTCGATTAAATCCTCAAGCGCATCGAGCTTCCGGTTATGAATCAGGATTGGCTCTTTGTTTTCGTCATAAATCGCGCCGTTTGCCATCTGCAGGAGCTTGCCCGAAAGGGCTGCGGCATTGGCAGCGTCGATTTCCTTGCCCTTGAGGTCGATGACCATTTCTTCGCGGAGCTTGTCATATTGCTCTTGCTCCGAAGAGTTCAGGTAGACGGGAACTTCGTTGATTACGAGCTTCGGCATCTTCAGATAGTCGCCGGCCTTCATGGAGATTGTGATGTCCGAGATCTTTTTATAGATGGCATCCTCCGCACCCGGCAGGGGCTTATAGGAAAAAATGATCTGAGCGTTTCGCTTATCCGGGACGAAGAAGGCTCTCCGGTACTGCCCGATGTATCTTCCAAGTCGCTGTCCCATATCGAGGACACGAAACTCTGCCCAGAGATCCATAAGACCGTTTGAAGAAGGTGTCCCTGTCAAACCGACGATCCGACGAAATTTGGATCTGACCTTGAGTAAGCTGCGGAAGCGTTTTGATGTGTGGGATTTGAAACTCGAAAGCTCATCAATTACACACATGTCAAAGTCGAATGGAATGCCAGACTTCTCAACCAGCCACTGTACGTTTTCCCGATTGATGATGTAGACATCCGCCTTTTTCTGAAGAGCAGCTTTTCGTTCTGCCTCGGTTCCAAGGACGACGGAGTAGGAGAGATTCTTCAGGTGATCCCATTTGGCAAATTCCGAAGGCCAGCTGTTGGCAGCGACCCGAAGTGGGGCAATTACGAGGACCTTCGATACTTCGAATCGGTCATAGATCAGTTCGTTGATGGCGGTCAGCGTGATTACCGTTTTACCAAGGCCACAATCAAGAAAGATGGCTGAGATCGGGTGCTCCAGAATAAAGTTCGTGGAGTAGGTCTGGTATTCATGCGCCTCGTATTTCATCAAGCACACCTCCGATCTGTTCTGGCCGGTCAATGCAGTAAACAGAGAAGCCGAGTGTCTCAAGCTGGCACTTACGCCTCAATTGCAGAGGCCGCATATGTTTTCCGGGAGCCTTCAGTTCAACGAATGCGATGTGTCCGCCGGGAAAAAGAACAATCCTGTCAGGAACACCGCTCATTCCGGGAGAGACGAATTTCAGCGCCATGCCTCCCATCTGTTTTGCCTTGCGGTAAAGCAAGGACTCGATTTCTTTTTCAAGCATGTTTATTTACCTCAAGAGTGCTTCCCATGCGATCTGTTCCAGTGTTCCGGTTGTGCCACGATTTTCCTATGCGTTTATAAACCTATGTATATGTCTCTATATGTGGTTTCTATTTACCTATTTCCATTTAATGAAAATAAGTGGAACAACTGGAACAGTGATGGGGAGAACCTGCATAAAATCTAGTGATTTAAGTGTTCCGGGTTTTCTGTTCCAAGGCGGCTCAGACTGGAATGGAACAGATTTGTTCCAGTTCCGTCGTTCCAGTCAGGCCATGAGTGGAACAGATCATGGGCTGTCTTTCCCGTCTGGGACGTAGACCCACTGTGCTCCGTAAATGGGAAGACGGACCTTCTTTTCATAGCGATGCCAGCCGAGCTTGATCAGAATGCCCTTGATCCGGTTGCCTTCTGAAATGGAAAGATCAGCCCGGTCCTTCCCGAAGCATTCGCACCAAACCTCCATATTGGAAACACTCGTGCGAGCTTTCGTGCCAGACACTTTCCCGCCGCCAAATTCAGACTCACCGTTTAAAAAGTTCCTGCGCTCATAAAGCGTCATGGCATCCCAGTTATCCGGGAGCTTTTGCATGAGATATTCGCGGACGATTCCCTCACGCTCATCTGACTCCAAAGCGTCCCGCTGCTGTGCGGTCGCATAATCCAGAAGCTCAGAATCGAGATAGAGCTTCTCGCCCGCATGGACATATTCCAGAACCTCTGCCCAGATCTGCTCGATCTCGTGTTTATCGATCTCCCACGAGTGCTTCTTCACACCGCCCGGAGTTTTGACGGGCCAGAAGCGGCGGTTCCCTGTGGTATCACGAAGGTATCCGTTCTCGGCATTGGTGGTTCCGAAGAATACGCACTGACGAAGATGCGGCGTCGGACGTCTCCCAAAGGATGCCCGGTAGATATCGTTCTGGCGGGACAGGAAGGAGCGAAGCGTCTCCACCTCGGCTTTCCGAAGCCCCGCCAGTTCACCAATCTCGAGAATCCAGTAGCCCTGCAGCTTCTCGGCAGCAGTCTTGTCCTTCGTGTCATTAAGACTCAGGGAGTCAGAGAACCATTCGCCTGCGAGCCTCGCAATGAGTGTCGATTTCCCGATTCCCTGCGGGCCATTCAAAACCAACATGGAATCAAACTTGCAGCCGGGGTTTAAGACCCGGCATACAGCAGCACAGAGCGTTTTCCTTGTGACCGCTTTGACATAGTCGTTATTATCCGCACCTAGATAGTCGATCAAAAGCGTGTCCACACGCGGGATTCCGTCCCAGGTAGGCAGGTGCTTCAGATATTCTCGTATGGGATGGTAGGAACGGTCGTCGGCGACTTTCGTTACAGCAATCTGGTAGTTCCGCTGAGAGAAGGTTCCGTAATTCGTATCGATGTAACTCACGAGCTGCGCATCATCAGCGTCCCTCCAGTATTTGGACGGATGCTTCCAAGGCACATCGCCCTTGATCTCCATGCCATCGAGCTGCTGATTGAAGACGATGGATTTCAGGTTCTCGTCGTGCTCAAGAATCAGTGTCAGGTTCCGGAGACTGTTTTTCAGATTCCCGGCCTTGTCATATGTAAGCTGACCCTGCCAGTTGGAATCCGAGAAGTCTTCCTTGGCCTCGGCCTTTCGTTCCTCTGCGAGAAGTGTTTTGACCTTTGCATCCTTCAGGACTAGATCGGACATAGCCTTATAGGAAGGCAGCTTCGTAACCGGTGTATCCTCTGGGCAGTTGTCATCAAACTCCGAGAATTTGTGGAGTCGGACCAGATCGAATGCATTCAGGAGCTTTCCGCAGACAGGATCAGTGGCGTGGTGCGAATACACGAACTTATCATCGTAGATCACGACACCAGCGGCGGCCTCACCCGGAATATAGTCATAACGACCTTCCG